TCAAGAGAATACATAATTGATAAAAAGGTTCCAGTATGACTTGGGAACTGATAAAGCCCTATTACAATGCTAAATAAATTAGAACTCAAAGTCGCCTTTGCCTCCGGGCACAGCAATATTTTCCAGTATATCTTGAAATTCTTGATCTTGCTCTTCAATATAATGTAGGATCATAGTTTTAGACTTGTCAATGAAATGATTAAAAAGTTGCATCCAGAAGGGATCTATCATGGGCGGCAGGCTCGTAAGAAACTTTAGCAGTTTGATCCAGTCATACGTAGGAACAATAGGGTTCAATACAAATATTGCAGGCATGTCTAAAGTATGGTATACTGCATCCATCTTGTTGGTTATCATGCATAGATGGATACATTTTATTATTATAGTAGACCATTCATTTGTTGAAAGAAGTTCTATTAATGATTTAAGTGTGGCTATGACCCCAAGGTTCTTTGAAGAATAAAAACCTTCACCAGAAAAGTCAAAAGCACAAGTGAATCTGTCTATAGATTGTTTAAGTGCTGTATTCAAAGCATTTCTGTATGTTAATTTTGAACTAGTAGACTTGTGTACATATATGTTTAGAGCAGGAGACATCTCTATATCTTGGGGTGTTAGGCATTCCATGGGGTCATCAGACATAGCAACAAAATCAAATTCTTCACATTCACTATCTGGACATTCAAGACCTGTGCATTCTATAATTTGTGCCAGGGATATTAAACTGACTTTAGAAAGCTTGGAATAATCGGATGTAAGTAGCTCTGTCGATTTTGATAGGGCATTCAATGACACTAAACCAATATTTATATCTGGTCCTTCGAAAAGTTTCATTCTATCTAAGAGGCCTCTTTTCATCATGATAGTTTCCCGTTCATCCACTCTCAGCCTTGTTAATTTATAATTGTCTTGATTGTAGAATTCAATTGATTCCATAGTTAGTTTAGACTTGGAGTAATATTTGGAAACAATTACAGGACAGACAGGTACAATTTCATTAAAGTACCTACCTTTGGACTTATTTTCTGTATTTCTAGTCTGAATTGAATATGTCGAATGAATCTGGTATGCATAGGTATTGTGACTTCGCTTCTGATATGTGATATATCTACAGTTCTCTTCTACATCACATCGTTGAAGTTTCTCAAACTTTAGACCGTGTCTTGCATTTAGAAGTTTCCTTCCTGAGTTAGAGATGATGTCTGGATTGATAGATGTCAATTTAAGCTCAGCTACTATTAGTTTATCATCTTCTCCTACTATCCGAATTTCTCTATTGTAGCCAGAGATGGACAAGTCAATAGGTCCTGTGTTAAATTCTCTATTGATTTGGTTGTCATTCCAGGATATTCTTTCAGAACTTCTCATGGCATCGAATTTATCCAAGTCGTGTTGAGTTAATAGCTTCAAATTCCACAATATTGGTAGATAATCTTGTCTGTTTTGAGATGAAGTGATGTATCCAAGCAACACACTGAGCTCAACATTTTTGTAGCTATGTGATTCAATCATTTCTTGCAGAACAAATTTACGGAAAGATTCTGCTACAAAGGTATCTAAGAAAAATCCTAGGACTCTAAAACACTCGCTGGCTATCAAAAAGTCATTACTCTGAGCCTTTGATATGACAGCTTTGTGGCCTTGGACAACTACTTGCTTTAAATAGTGCATTGTGAACCAGCAGCCGTCTGAAATTAGATTCCCTTGAATCACGCTGCAAAAATCATTGACAGTCCGCGTTTTAACAGGTAAAATAAAGATCTTTACTTTATGGTCTGCTGACCGTATATATTCATAACACACCTGGTAAATCTTAGTCAATTCCCTATTCTCTGGCACCTTTCCTTTCTGATCGTATGAAGCTTTACTTACCGAAAGGTAGTAACTGCCCGATTGATATGTGTAAGATAAGCAGCCTGGGTCTAAGATATGTATTATATCCCGTTCCATTTCTTCAGGGTTTACTCCCGGGAGATCCAATCTGTTAGCACTGTAACATCTCAATACTAAAGCTGGGGAATGATGTATTAGTTTCATGCTTCTGAATTCTGGCATGCTATTTGCAGATAGTGCTGTCCTTTGTATAGGGGACCCAATTGTAGATAATAAAATTGTGTTAGCTACAGTAGCTGTTAGAGGGTCATTAAGTATGCAGTAATTGTAAACCACCTCTATATCTTCTGATTCCAATTTTATCCCTGAAACATCAACATTGAGCTGGCTGTAAGACTCAGGGAATGTATATCTACCCTTTATAGACCCAAATTCTTCATTGGCATAAGTTTCAGAAATACTTATAAATTTTTCTCTAATCTTGGTATAGTCTATGGTAGGCTTGTTGGAAAACAATATTTGTTCAATGAAGAGCTGAGATGGGTTCTGGATTGACAAGGATTCTTTAAACCTTTTTGAATTGAATCGAAACAGTGTCATATTTAAGAACTCTTCCATATTCTCTCCCTTAGTTATTGTTAGTTCAGGGTGAGACTTTATATAATCAAGTAATTCCATAATCTTTTCCTCTGAAGTCATAATCTCTTTATAGTCGTTATACGACTTTAGTTTTACGATAGAACCTTCTGTGGTGAATTTCCTGGGCGTTATTATTGATCGACTTCTCATATCTGATGTCTCACCAATTGACTCACTAGTAGACTCTGTATCTAAAACAAAAAATCTTAATAGTTTCAACCTAAACAAATCTTCAGGAGCTATCTTTGATACATCCCAGCTCTTAGTTAAGGCTACTTGACTGCTTATTGGCTCTTTGTTCCTCAATGGGCCATTCATTTTGATTAAGAGGCTGACTAAGAATTCTGTATTCTTAGACTCCATACCTAGTAATGCTATGTTTGCTAAGGATGAATCTAATATTCCAAACAGTTCTATTGGGAGGTCTTTCCTGTTCTGGGTGGGGAAATAGGCTGTAGGGTCGTTCCTTTGATTTGGGAGCATATTGTATGTCATGTAAGTCATCCAATGCGATAGAGCAATTGACACCCATGCTAGACTTGGGGGGCACCCATGTTTAATGGCAGATTGTGTAGCAGATATTCTGCTAGACAGGTCTTCATAGGGACCAATAAAAGCACAATCCCCTACTGAAGTAAGAAGAAACCTACCATATATGGAGAATGGCTCGCCTACAATATTGAATAGTGACACGAATTCTTTTATGAAATTTGTAAAGTAAGTTTTCTTCATGTTAGCCTGACATCCAAAAGTTAAGCAGGTTATTTTGAAGGTGTCAACAATGAAATGCGTAATCTCGTTGTCAGTTAATTTATTTTGAACAATAACTACACTAGTGTGGTTATCATCAGAATGCACCAGAGTATTTACTAAGCAGTCTCCTTCTAGCAGAACTGCAGCTTGCTTTACTATTTCTTTAAATGTTTGCATTGCACTACTATGGATATAGCTGCTCGTATAATTAAAATTGCCTTGGAGCCAATTCCTTTTAACTTTAAATGTGTTCCTGTTAAAATTTTGAGTGAGTTCCATAAAGATATCATCTGCCCTATTAATCCTTTGGTCTAAGAGACTCTTCATAACTTCATCTGGTATGATTAGCTCCTTCTCCAAATAGTTGCACATAAAATAAAGAATGCGTTTCTTCTCATAAGGATACAGAACGGGGTCCATTGATATAAGCCAAAAGTATTTATAGAACACATCCTGGGCACTCCATTTTGTCATATCAGCGTTGATTTCTAGTTTGTAGCTTCTATAAGGTACAGAGTCATCGTTAGCCGTCAATTCTTTATTCTTCGAGAGCATAAATCGTAGCTCTTGCTCTGATTTCTGTTCCAGTATCCTTAGTTTGTTATCTCCTGGTTCGCTGATCATTTCATCTGCATTCAATTTGCACCTTTCTTTTGAGAGCCTTTCGATAACATACATTCCTGTCTTTGTTTCCCATTGGGGTTCAAAAATCTCTCGATCTTTGGCTGTTTTCTGCCCTTTGTTGAAGATAGCAAACTTGTGTTGCGTGTGGTTTTTCATCATATCAAAGCATACCTTAATCGTTGGATCGTCAGGTACAGTCCCTGAAACGAAAAGTTCGTAAAGTCTATCAAAATTCTTTGTAGTGATGTAGTCCGTATAATTAGGCACAGAATTTCTTAAATCTTCATATGTAGCATGACCTATTCTCACATTGTGTAGTTCATCATCATAGAACAATGAATTTGCTACTCTCTGTTCTCTTTCTAGTTTTTTTTCTGAAGATTGGAATCTCTTAGACTTTAAATGTTTAAAGTCTCCTACTTTTATACAGGATTTACTCGATGTGAATGTCGATACAGTAGCGGGGCTGCGCCTGAAATTGTTTTTGGATTCTATTTTGCTTCTCAGATGGTTGTGCCTAGAAGTGTCTGCTATCAGCATTTTTGCCAGGGAATGAATAAAGATAGGTAGGTTAACAGTTTGCGGGGTAGGAATATTTGACCAAATTGTGTCGCCCATTTTTCTTTGTTCCAATTCGATCTCTCCTACTGTCTTTATCAGATCAATCATAACATGATGCTTCTCATGCAGACCTTTAGAATTGAAATAGAATGGAAGGTAAACTTGGTTAACATATTCTTTTATCGACACAAAACCTTTGAACCAGATGGACTTGATTTCCCTTGAATCAGCCACTCCTTTTTGAGTTACATCAAAATCTGTTAGATACACATCTCTGAAAGTTACTTTTTCACGTTGGATATTAGCTTCAAAGCATGCTTTTTTTATCAAATCTGTCATATAAACACTAAATAGTGTTTTCGTGTAGGGACTGAATTTCTCAGCTATATAACCCTCAACATCACTTGAAATTGCTAATGAGTTCATTATCATGTATCTGGCTGGCTCAGTTAAAGACAACATAGATTTAGTTATAGAAATGCTTGTGTAAAATGTGAATGCCATGACATCATATAAGTCGATTAGTGGATTGTTATTGTACATTATCAGAGTAGAGAGTAAAAACAACCCGGGAGATGAAACTATTCTCTGGCACCTTTCCTTATCTAATCGTATGGCTTTACTTACCGAAAGGTAGTAACTGCCCGATTGATATGTGTAAGATAAGCAGCCTGGGTCTAAGATATTGTTTTTGTCCTTATGTAGTGCAACCACGAAGTAGACAATAGTTGACCTCTTTGTTTTTATATCAACTGATGGCAGTAAGATAGCAAAAAGGTTGTTATTTGCACATGTGACTATGCGGAATGTGTTGGGCCTGTTGTACTGTGAAACTGAGAGTAGATTCTTGATCAGCATTGAATAATCATTGATGCATGTCCAGTATCTAGATTTTTGCACGTTGTTAATAGCACTGAAAGTTTCTCTTGAGCAGGATTCTATTTTGTCTCCAAAATATTCCATTATAAATTCTCGTTTCTCAACATTGTGGTCTTTCTTTAGCATTTGTGCTGTCTTAGACATCATTTCCATAGAATTCATGAGTATTTGCTGGTTGTTAAAGTCTAGAATTTTAGGTTTTGACAGGTCTGTGTCTTCTGAGCTTTTGTTTGAAAATGTTTTGTGTGCTCCAATTCCGCAAAAATCTTTAAGGAGTCTTTTTCTGTTGCTTACACTGATAAAATCTGTATTGAGTGAGAATTGCTGCTCCCACAACACTGTTGAAGTACCTATTTTTAGTGGCTCTATTTTCTTATTCTTCACAGTGTCTCTGGATTTCCTGGCCTGTTCCTTGCGTCTTGAGGTTTCAGATTCATATCTCCCTATGTCCTCGCTGAAATCACAACAGATCCCTAGTTCTTTTAGCGGTTCTAACATGGGATGATAACCTGTTATGTTCTGCAGCATTTTGGACAACCTCAGTATTTTGCTGGTGTTGTTGCTCGTTTCGTTTGAATCTGGGGGCGTCCATATAAAATGGCCACTGGGCTTTTGCATAACAGCAGAGTCTTGAAGCTCTCTCTGTTCCATAATTCTTTCTGTCATTCTTTTCCAACCTCTCATAATGCTGTCTTTGTCTGGCCTGGAATAATTGCCTGTCTTATTAAATATTTCACAGGCAGTTTTTTTAACGAAAGAAGTGTATTCATCTTTTGTTTCTTCTCTAATGAGATGCAGATTGGTATTCCACCTTTCTGTTGTATACGCACTATGGTTCAGGCTGTCCAGGAATAGCCTCTGATATTTTTTATCCATACTGTTCATGAAAAAGATAAATTCTGGGTGATGCTCAAGTTCTGGAGTGTCTTCATCTATCCAAGGAGCTGTGAGTGTGAAATCTCCATGGGATATCTTTAGAAGAAATTCTTCATCATTCTCAAATTTCCCATATAGTGCATCTTTCAGGTCAAAAAAGTCTTTGAAGTCCGCCTCTATAGGAGGATTGCCGAAAACTTCTTTGAAGAGATCACTAGATACATAAAGTTCCATAGTTCTAGGGTTTATCTGTATTATAACTAATTCGAAATTTACAGGCAACATATTGATCTTATTCAGTGCCTCACTATATTTTTTGATAGTCATGTGGACGGTTTCCATACTCATAGTGACTTTGTAATCAATTATGAAGATTGTATTGTTGTGGTAGATATAATTATCAGGGGTAATGTTTGGCACTTGTATTGACATGGGGTCAAAATCTTGAATGCAGTCCAGCAGTATGTCGACTAGAGGAACATCATTCCTGTATTCTATTTGATACGCATTGCAAACGCACCTTCCAAAATAGTCATGCCTAGCTGAGTAAAGGTCTATATCGATGTCTTTTGCAACATCTGCATTCCTCGCATTGGCAATTCTAGCTCTAAATTCTCTTATAGTGTTGTACTCCATCTCATAGATTCTTTTGATAGG